GACGTATTATGGTCAGTCACTGAGTGTTCTCATACTATAGACAATGTATATAGTCATTACAATACTAAACTTCCTGAGTATAATGATCGTCGTTTAGAAGGAGTAAACACTTTGAGTTCTCCTTCTATTCTCGCTATGAGAAATGGTCTCAATGAGTTTTTCGATGAGAAACTTACCATGCTTATGGATTGTGATATGTACTATCGCCTCTATAAATATCACGGTGAACCAGCAGTTCTAACTGATTATCACATCTCTAATAGAGAACATAAAAACCAAACCCAAAGATTGCACGAGCATCTTTTACCATCTGAAATTGAGTATTTGAAGGAAAAGTATAAATGATAGGTTTCAATCATCTAGGTCGTCATGGTCGCCTAGGCAATCAGATGTTCCAGTATGCTGGACTTCGTGGTATTGCTGCACATCGTGGATTTGATTTTGTGATCCCTCCCAGTGATTTCAAAGATCCCTGGACAGATCATCAACTGTTTGAAGCATTCAAGCTAACAGGTCTTACAAATATTGCTGTTGTTCCTGGACCATATGTTCAGGAAGCATCATTCAAGTTTGATGAAAATCTATTCCAGAATATGCCAGACGGGCATAATGTGTATGGGTATCTTCAAACAACAAAATATTTTTCGCATATTGAAAAAGAAATCCGTGAGGATCTTCAATTCAAGAATGATATCTACGGACCCTGTAAAGAACTAATTGATAGTGTTGATGCTCCTATTGCACTGCATGTTCGCCGTGGAGATTATCTTGTAAATTCTGATAATCATCCACCATGTCCAAAGGAATACTACGATGAAGCACTATCCAGATTTGATAGTACTCGTAATGTTATTGTCTTTTCTGATGATCCTGAATGGTGTGGGACTGTATTTACTGATGATAGGTTCCTGATTTCTGAGGGTGGTGATAATCTAGCAGACTTGTGCATGATGACACTATGCACTGACTTTATCATTGCTAACTCATCATTTTCTTGGTGGGGATCTTGGTTATGTGAGAACGAAGATAAACGTATTATTGCACCTAAGAAGTGGTTTGGTACTGGTTATACTGCAGCACACGATACATCTGACTTATATTGTCTAAATTGGGAGGTAATCTGATGGAACTAGAAGTTTTAGAGCAAGAATATATTTCACTAAAAGAAGCAACTTTTATCATTCCTTTGCGGGTTGAGACAGATGATAGGATGCGTAATATTATTACGACACTAATCTATCTGCTTCGTAACTTTGATACGACTGTTATTGTAAAAGAGTATGATAGTGTATCCACCTTTGAGAGATCTGTGCTTCCTCAAATTGAGCAAGCACTGACTGAAGACCAACTAAAAAATCTTATTCACGTCTTTGAGGAAACCGACGAATATATTTTTCATAGAACAAGATTGCTCAATGATATGACACTGATGGCTAAAACGCCAATCGTTGTCAACTATGATAGTGATATTATTTTACCTAAACACGTTTATAGGCAAGCAGTAGATCTAATTCTACATGGATATTCTAATCCAGAATTTCCTGATGCAAAACCAGAACCTATCAGGGTAGTTTATCCTTATGGGTATGGAGATTATCAGCGTCAAGTATTCTTTGATGATGAGCAAGCGAGTAATTTTATCAATACCAACTTCAATTTCTTAGCGTTTACTGAAACAAAAGTTTGGGATGCTAAGTATGGGTTCTGTCAGTTCTTTGATCGTGAAGAATACATTCGTCTGGGAATGGAAAATGAAAACTTTGTATCATATGGGTATGAAGATGATGAACGTTATCTCCGTTTCAATCAGTTGTCTCATGTAGCAAGAATTGATGATGCAATCTATCACTTAGAACATAAAAGAACTTCTAATTCTTGGTTCAACAATCCACACATCGAAGAGAATAGAAATCTATTTCAATACTTATCAAGGATGTCTCCAGAAAAAATTCTAGAGTATTATACTAACCAATCTTATATGGCAAATCGCGGTATCATTCACGGGAAGAAGATTGGTGGATAAGAATAAGTCTGCATACAAACTGAAAGATTTTCCTAAGTGTGTGTGGATCAACCTTGATAGGTATCCAGAGCGCAGGAAATATATGGAAGACCAGTTTGATTACTGGCAAATCGAAGATCATTATCGCATCACTGCTATTGATGGTAAAGAGGATGATCCTACTTCATATTTGAAAGGAACTATTCCACACAATATGAACCAAGGTGAGATTGCTTGCGTTCTTTCTCACCTAAATGCAATAAAATATTTTTTATATGAGACGGATCTTCCTGAAATTATAATCATGGAAGATGATGTAGATCTTTCTACTGCTAAGTACTGGAATTTTACTTGGAAAGAAGTTAGGAAAAGACTTCCTATCAACTTTGATACATGTCAGTTTACTATCATCAACCCAAACGGCATTACTCTAAAATTACATCATAGATTTATCAATGATTTTTCTGCTGCATGTTATCTGATTACCAGACATCATGCAGAAAAGATTTTCAAACTTCACAACAGAGGATCTTGTTGGAAGATTGATCAAAACATCAAACCAAGAGCTGTATCTGAAGATCTAATTCTTGATAGTGGTAAAGGATATTCTACACCACTTTTCAATTATAGACTTGATCTGGGGTCTGCAATTCATGAAGAACACATTGATATTTTCCATAAAGATAGTAGAAATGCTCTTGCCGAATTTTGGCAACATCAAGGACCTGATCAAAAAGTAGAAGAGATTATGGAACTCGATGAATATTGTGGTAGAATACCACCACAGGTATACCTAAACCAACAGCAACAATGAAACTTGTAGATCACATTGGCATTTTTGAAAACGCTGTCCCAGATGATATGTGCGATAGCGTTATCTTAGCATTTGATAATTGGACTGCAAAGAAGTTTACTCCAGAAGTAGAAGAATGGACTGCTGCTGGAGAAGATCAATTTCAAGATGGTGCTCTCAGCAGAAAAGATGAGCAATTATATCTTGAATATGTTGACTTGAGAATGGCAATGCAACTCAATACATTCATTGGGCAATGTTTTGAACAATATGCAAAGCACTATCAGGGTATTGTTCAAGATAGTGATCCAGTATCGTCGTGGACAACTAAAGTTCAAAAGACTGTAGCGGGTGGTGGATATCACAAGTGGCATTGTGAAAATGGTGTGTTTATGTATAGGGATCGGGTTCTAACTTGGATGCTATATCTCAATAATATTCCACCAGAGAACGGCGGTGCTACAGAATTTCTTTATCAAAAACTAGCACTCAATCCTAAGAAAGGAACAGTTGTTCTTTGGCCAGCAGCGTATACTCATATGCATAGAGGTGGATTTTTGACTGGACCTATTGATAAATACATTGCAACAGGTTGGTTTCTTAGAGAACCTGGAAATGTTAGTAGTAAAGTCCTTTCTGAACTGTGATCATATACACATGTATTACTAATGGATATGATAGAATTTCTGAAGAAAACTATTATGATCCTGATATTAGATATGTATGTTTTTATGATGGAGAACTAGAAAAAATTGGAGACTGGGAATTCATTGAGTTGAATTTAGATATTGAGTGTCCAGTCAGAAGATCATATCATCCAAAGCATATCCCACATCATTATTTTGTTGTGGGAGAACATACTATGAGGGTTGATGGTTCTTATACGATCACTAAAGAATTGGTTGAGCAGTTCAAACATACTGTCAATCGACAAGAGCTTGTACTTCAAAGTCATCCTGCGAAAAGAAATATATTAGAAGAACTTTCGAAACTATACTTCCATGGTTTTTCTTCTGCGGAAGAATGTTTATCTATGGCAAAGCAAATTCGAGAAGTCGGATATAATTTAGATGAGTATGATCAAACAATAAATTGTGTTGTTATTAGGAAACTCACATCAGAAACTATAAAATGGTCTGAAGCGTGGAGGAAGTGGTATGATCTTGGTGTCAATAGAGATCAAGTTTCCAGTGCTTTAGCAGAATGGGAAGTTGTAAAGGCACATCGGGTGGACATGTTAGTTGATATGTCTAAAAGTACTAGGGTAAAACAATATGGTGATGCTTATAATGTTTTAGAAAAACCAACTTTTGCAAACTTCAAAAGGTTTACAAAAGATTTGTGTAAAATATTTTCGGTAACGTCGCAATTTTATATCGATAAAAATAAAATGCTTGAGCAATCGGAACTCAAGCGTCATAAAGTATCAGTATCTGAAGCAGATACCATTGATAAGAGTAAGTTAGTAATCTTTACATGCATTACTAATGACTATGATGAACTGCCAAAGAACAATTATTATGATCCAGAAGTAAGATATGTTTGCTTCATGGATAGATCTGTTACTAATCCATTATGGAGGGCTAAACAAGATCCAAAGTATTATCACACACTCCCTGTTGAGTTTATTTGGCTGCCAGATCTAGGGATAAAATCTCCAAAAAGGATGGCAGAATATGTAAAGATAAATGCACACTTATACTTCAATGAAGGAGATCATGTCGTATGGGTAGACGGATGTTATAAATTGACGAAAGAATTTGTTGATTTTTCTTTGAAGTGTTTTCCCTTTACAATTCTTCGACATCCATTGAAGTATACGTATTATGATCAAATTTTAGAAGGATTTTTGCCTGCATTATTTTCGTATGACCAAGCAAAAAAGTTTACCCAAAGACTGAAGGAAGACAATTATGATTTCACTGATTATAGTAGTCCACTTGGAACAGTTGTTTGGCGCACTATCAATGAAGACACTACAAAATTGAACAAACAGTGGTGGAGTTATTATTCAAATGGACCAAATAGAGATCCTCTTTCGTTAGATGCTGCCATTCAAAAAACAAACGTAAGACCACTTTATATTGAGGATCGTTTAGATTGTGGTTTGAAGCTCGGACATCAGAATAAGGTTGGACGATTGAAAAAGCATCCTAAAGAAGGAGTTATTCATCAATGGAAATCTATTGATATTTTACTGAGAGAACTTGAGATGATCACTGAGATTGATCCTTTAATCAATATGAAAACAAAAGTATTTGACCATATATTTTATATGAATTATTATGAAGTTCCACATGATTTGGATAAGAAAATTAGAATTCTTCCAATGGATGTAAATGAACCAGTTTCAAAACAGAAGATGGTCATTTACACGTGTATCACTAATGGATATGATATCCTACCAGAAGAGAATTACTATGACATCAATGTTCGTTATGTATGTTTTCATGATGGAACTATAGATACATCTAAAGGTCCATGGGAATATATTGATATTAGGAAGTATTGTGATATTACTTGTCCAAGAAGACTATCATTCTTTCCAAAAGCAAATCCACATCTATTTTTTCCAAAAGGAACACATACTGTATGGATTGATGGATGTTATGTACATACTAAAGAGTTTGTAGACAATAGTCTAAAATGTTTTCCATTTACGATGCTAAGACATGCCTCTAAGTTCTCATACTATGATGAGATGCTTGAAGGGTTCTTGTGTGCTTTCTTTACATATGAAGATGCACTTGAATTATCTCGGACGTTGAAAGATCATGGATATGATTTTAGAAAATATTCAAGTCCTCTTGGTACAATTGTTTGGAGAACTATCAATGAAGAGACTATAAAATTCAATGAGTTGTGGTATAAGTATTCTTTGATTGGTCCCAATAGAGATCAGATTTCTTTTGATGCAGCACTACAATTCAGCGGGACTAAACCAACTGTGTTTGAAAACAGAAATGATACTGGAGTTCCATTAGGGTTTTTCAACAAGAAAGGAAGACGTGGTATGCATCCGCAGTATGGTAACAAAGAACAGCATAAGAAAAGGCAAGAATTCCTTGAGGATCTAAAGAAAATTGTCTGCCTCAGTACTAAAATATATACTAACTATACAGACCATGAATTTTATATGGGGATTTACGGAATATCATGATTATCTACACTTGCATTACAAATAACTATTGTGAATTGCCAGAACTTGAAGATCTTGGACATGAATATATTTGCTTTCATGATGGGACAGTTGAACCAAAATCTCCATGGCAACTAAGAGATATCAATTACCATCATGAAGATCCTGTAGTTCTTTCTAGACATCCAAAAATTTTATTCCACGAATATTTTGACGAACCTTGTGTTTATGTCGATGCTTCTAGATTACATCATATAAACAATGAGATTTTCTTCGAGATATCCAATGATATTTTGACATCTGGTGAACTGTTTGTAATGGAACACCCAGAACAGCACAACTATCTGGAGGAATGTTTTGAATACTATGCTAGATCTTGGGTAGATAGTAATAAGATCATTGACTTTACAAGATATCTAAAGGAACAAGACTACGACTTTCAAAATCATAATACATTCTTTGCATGTATTATGTGGAGAACTCCTGATGAAGATACAATCAAGTGGTCTAAGTTATGGTGGGAGTTATATGAAAAGTGTAATCCACGAGATCAATTGTCTGGATCAGCATCACTAAAACTATCAGGAGTTGAGTATTCTACAGAGCATCCTTATAATATAGTTTCTGAGTTTGTTTATTATAAGGATTTTTGGTATCATCTTCTTGGTGGTTCTGGTAATTATTCTAATGGTAAAAAGCAGATAGAGTGGAAACCTTTTATACAATCTCTTTCCGATATTACTGGAGTTGATTATAAAACAAATATCAATCTTGATACTTTAGCTTATCTTAAAACTAAAGGAGTTGAGAATGTTTTGAATGAAATGGGCAAAGAAAATATTGTTGGGGCAGAAAGATCTGGCAGAGGATATCAACTTTCATTGAACTCATTCTTTGATCAGCGTGGTGGATATGATTTTACTGTATATACTTGCATCACAAATAACTATGATAAGATTCCAGATGAAAACTATTATGATCCTAGAGTTCGTTATGTATGCTTCCATGATGGTACACTAGAAGAGTATAAAGAACCTTGGGAGTATATCGATGTTAGAGATTATTGTGATTTAGATTGTCCGCGAAGACTATCTGCATTCCCCAAAATTAATCCACATAAACTATTTGAACCAGGAACTCATACCGTTTGGATTGATGCATGTTATATTCAAACAAAAGAGTTTGTTGAGTTTGGAAAATTGATGTTCCCAACTACGGTTACCACCATGGAGCATTGTTATGAGTTTACTTATTATGATGAGATGCTTGAGGGTTTCTTATGTGGATTCTTTTCATATGAAGATGGTATTGAATTGACTAAGAAACTCGCGGATGCAGGATATAATTTTAAAGATTATTGTAGTCCATGTTGTACTATGATTTGGAGAACGATGTGGGATGATAATAAACCAGAGTTTAGTAAATTTTGTGACTTATGGTGGATTTGGTCATTGATTGGATCCAATAGAGACCAGCACTCATTTGATGCTGCTCGTCAGTTTAGTGGTGTGAAAGTAAATAGAATTTATAATAAACCCCCATCAACTGTTGTTGCTGGTGTTGATCTAAGATTTGATTTAAAAAATAAAAATAGGAAAGGTAAGCATCCTAAACGAGGAAACACTAAGCAGTGGCAACGTAGAGATGAATTTTTAAAAGAAATGCAAGAATACACTAAACTTAGTCCCAGGATCTATGCAAAACATGAACATATCACAATGATGGATTGGAATAATGTATTTGCTGACGATGCTGATAGGCAGCGTTATATTATGACATCTCCGACGATGAAAAATCTTATGCGGCAGCAAAGACTGTGGTCAGATAAAACATTGTCAATCAATGATGCTGTATGGTCAGAACATAGGGATAGTTCTGAAGGTAAAAAAATAGCAGATATGATTGAAAAACTAAAGTCTCGTGATTGATGAGTATTTATACGTATTGACTGTCAGGGAATTCTGATATATACTAAATAATGTGAAGAGATGGAAACATTTCTTTACATAACATAATCTCACAATCACTCGGAGTTTTACATGACTGCAACCATCGCTCAACAGCGTGGAAGCAATACTTGGGAACAATTCTGTGAGTGGGTAACGTCAACCAATAATCGTTTGTATGTTGGTTGGTTCGGAACGCTGATGGTTCCTACCCTTCTCGCTGCGACTATCTGTTTCATTGTTGCTTTCATTGCTGCACCTCCTGTCGATATCGACGGAATTCGTGAACCTGTTGCTGGCTCACTAATGTATGGCAACAACATCATTTCTGGTGCTGTTGTTCCTTCGTCCAATGCTATTGGACTGCACTTTTATCCCATTTGGGAAGCTGCTTCACTTGACGAATGGCTTTACAATGGTGGTCCGTATCAGTTGGTAGTCTTTCACTTTCTGATCGGTATCTTCTCATACATGGGTCGTGAGTGGGAACTTTCTTATCGTCTTGGTATGCGTCCTTGGATCTGTGTAGCATATTCAGCACCTGTTGCTGCTGCTACTGCAGTGTTCTTGGTCTATCCTTTCGGTCAAGGTTCTTTCTCTGATGGTATGCCATTGGGTATTAGTGGCACTTTCAACTACATGCTTGTGTTCCAAGCAGAGCATAACATTCTTATGCATCCTTTCCACATGCTTGGTGTTGCTGGTGTGTTTGGTGGTTCTCTTTTCTCAGCGATGCATGGTTCTCTTGTAACTTCTTCGCTGGTTCGTGAAACTACTGAAACTGAAAGTCAGAACTATGGTTATAAGTTTGGTCAAGAAGAAGAGACTTATAACATCGTTGCTGCACATGGATACTTCGGTCGTCTAATCTTCCAGTATGCATCGTTCAACAACTCACGTTCTCTTCACTTCTTCTTGGCTGCTTGGCCAGTTGTAGGCATCTGGTTTACTGCTCTTGGTGTGAGCACCATGGCATTCAACTTGAAC